CAATCAAATAAATGATGCTTATATTGTTCAAGCAAGTGGACATTTATATGTTTGGAACGGCACTAATTGGTTTGATGCTGGAAACATTGTAGGAGCATCAGGTTTTAGTGGTTATTCAGGTTTTAGCGGTTACTCAGGATCAGGAATAAGTGGTTATTCTGGAAGTGGCATTTCTGGCTACTCTGGTTTTTCAGGAATTTCTGGTTATAGCGGAATTTCAGGTTACTCTGGTATTTCTGGCTATAGCGGTTTTAGTGGCATATCAGGTTATAGTGGATCTGGTGTATCAGGTTATTCAGGAACTAGTGGATTTTCAGGATATTCTGGTTTAAATGGCATTTCAGGATTTAGTGGATTTTCAGGCGCAAGTGGCATTTCTGGTTATTCAGGCATTAGTGGATATAGTGGTTTTTCTGGTATATCTGGCTATTCAGGAATTTCTGGTTATAGTGGTTTTTCAGGAATTTCTGGCTACTCTGGAACAAGTGGTTTTTCAGGAATTTCTGGTTATAGCGGAATTTCTGGCTATTCAGGAAGTGGCATAAGTGGCTACTCAGGAAGTGGCATAAGTGGTTATAGCGGATTCTCAGGAATCTCTGGCTACTCAGGTATTTCTGGTTACTCAGGCATAAGTGGCTATTCAGGCTATAGTGGAATATCTGGTTTTAGTGGTCAATCAGGATTCTCTGGTTATAGCGGTTCAGGTATTTCTGGCTACTCAGGAAGCGGTATTTCTGGCTATTCAGGTTATAGCGGAATTTCAGGCTATTCAGGAATAAGTGGATATTCAGGTTTTAGTGGAATAAGTGGATATTCTGGATTTAGTGGTATTTCAGGGTATTCAGGATCTGGGGTATCAGGTTACTCTGGTTATAGCGGAATTTCAGGCTACTCTGGAACAAGTGGTTTTTCAGGGTTTAGTGGCTATAGTGGAATAAGTGGTTATTCAGGCTTTAGCGGAATTTCGGGTTATTCGGGCTTCTCAGGCATTTCTGGTTATTCTGGTAGCGGTGTATCAGGTTTTAGCGGATTTAGCGGTATAAGCGGTTATAGTGGGTATAGTGGCATTTCTGGATTCTCAGGATATTCAGGTGCTGTAGGTGCTGGTGGAACTCAAGGCAACTGGGGTTCTTTCTACGACACAACTAACCAAACTGCTTCAAGCACAACTTCTTCCTATGTAATTAATATTGGTAGCACCGATCCTAATAGCACAGGAGTAAGCATTACTTCGGGCAACAGAATTACTTTTGCCAATGCTGGTGTTTACGATATTCAGTATTCAGTTCAATTTCAAAATACCGATACTGGTTCTGGAAATGACAATGTGGATATTTGGATTAGAGTTAATGGAACTGATGTAGCCGACTCTAATAGCATATTTAATATTCCTACTTCTAAAGGTGGAAATAATGGCTATTTAATTGCCGTTACTCCATATACCTTAAAACTTAATGCTGGTGACTATGTCCAATTAGTCTGGGCGGTTAGCACTACAACTATTTCTATTGTTACTACTTCTGCACAAACCAATCCTACTGTTCCAGTAACACCCGGAGTTATTGTTTCTGCAACTCAAGTCATGTATACCCAATCAGGGTATTCAGGAGTTTCAGGCTATAGTGGATTTAGCGGTTTCTCTGGCATAAGCGGATATTCTGGAAGTGGTATATCTGGTTATAGTGGTTATTCTGGATCTGGTTTATCTGGTTACTCAGGAACTAGTGGGTATTCAGGATTTTCAGGAGTAAGTGGATATTCTGGTTTTTCAGGTATTTCAGGGTATTCAGGATTTAGTGGTTTATCTGGCTACTCAGGTTTTAGTGGCATTAGTGGATATAGTGGTTCTGGTATTTCTGGCTATAGTGGCTATTCAGGCACAAACGGAACTAACGGCACTAGCGGTTATTCTGGCTATAGTGGAACTAATGGTGCAACAGGTACAAGTGGTTACTCTGGATATAGTGGTGGCACAGGTTCGAATGGTGCTTCTGGATATAGCGGATATAGTGGAGCTACTGGATCTGCTGGACCATCCACTAGCATTAACACCACCAATACAAGCACGAATTCCAATTATTATTTAGTAGGTGTTACTACAAGTGGTTCTAATACAACACCATATAGCAACACTTCTGTTTACTATAATGGTAGTAACGGATATTTATATGCAGTTGCCCATCAATCAACTTCTGATGAAAGATTGAAAACCAACTGGAGAGATTTACCCACAGATTTTGTAGAACAATTAGCACAAGTAAAACATGGCATTTATGACAGAACTGACATGGAAGATACGCAAGCTGGTGTTTCTGCTCAATCTTTAGAAGTGGTATTAAAAGAAACGATTAGCACAAATGCTCAAGGATATAAAACTGTAAACTATGGCAATGCTGCTTTGGTTTCTGCAATAGAATTAGCAAAAGAAGTTCTCAAACTGAAACAAGAGATTGAGGAATTGAAAAACAAACCATAAGGATTAGTGATGCAATCCCCAAAGTATTCAGTTGTTATACCAACATATAACAACTGTGAGAAATATCTCAAACCCTGTATTGATTCTATAATCAAATACACCGAAATGACCGACATAGAGTTGGTCATTTCTGCTAATGGCTGTACTGACAATACGATGGCTTATTTGGATTATTTGTCTACAGCTATACCAAATTTGACATGGCTCTGGGATGACGAACCCTTGGGTTTTGCCAAAGCTACAAATATAGGAATAAAAGTAGCCAAAGCAGAAAAAATTGTTTTGCTAAACAATGACACACTTATTCTAGGAAAAGATTGGTTGCAAAGATTAGATGTTGGAGATATTGCATCTGTTTTAACTTTGCCATCCAAGATAACAAATCAACAATTTGGTGTTTTCTTTTGCACCCTAATTACTCGCAAAGTGTTTGATGCTGTTGGACTGTTAGATGAGTCTTTTGAAGTAGGTGGTTGTGAGGACATAGACTTTTGCAAAAGAGCTATTGATGGTGGCTTTGAATTAAAAGATGTAGGTTATAAAGGTGATTTTCCTATTTACCATGTCGCAGAAGGAACAGTTCATGATTCTCAATTAGTGCATAATTTTTCATCAAAATTTCATGCAAATGAACTCAAATTAGCCAAGAAATATAACCTAGATTATTACCGCTTTTTATTGTCAAACAATTATGAAAGAGCAGTTTTTCTTAAAGGCGATTTAGTATTTCCTAGAGAAACACAGCGTTATCAATGGGCTGCACAAAACTTGTTAGATGGATCAATATTTGAATTAGGATGTACAACTGGCTATGGAACTCAATTCTTTTCTAATAAGCATACTTATTTGGGTCTTGATTACGATTCAATTATCATTGATGTGGCTAACGATCAGAAATGGGGAGAACATACTGAATTTGTTTATGCCAATATTAATGACTACAGTATGGATTTTTATACTAATATCGTTGCTTTTGAAGTCATTGAACATTTAGACAATGGCTTGGAAATTGTGGAAAAACTTAAAAAACATTGCAAAAGGCTTCTTATTACAGTTCCGCATAATGAGCCAAAAGGCTTTTGGGGTGAGCATCATAAGTTGCATAGATTAAACGAAAGTCATTTTCAAGGATTTAAATTTGCCTACATCAATCATGCTGGTGAAATATCCGATGTAATTCAACCCATTACACCAGAAAACCCAAGTAATTTGATGATTTGCAGGTGGGACAATGAATAAACTACTTTGCTCTATAGCCACCAGAGGTCGTTATTATACAACTCTGCCTTTAGTACTACAGGCGGTCATAAATCAAACTTGGCTACCTGACAAAGTGCTTATTTTTGATGACAATGATGAACCTAAAGATATGCGACAAGAGTTCATCTATCAAAATTTATTTCAACAGATGGACATCAAAGGCATTAAATGGGAGTGGCTTTTTGCTGATAAAAAAGGACAGCACCATATTCATCAAAAAGCTAACCTTATGGGTTTTGATTGGGTGTGGAGAGTGGATGACGATTGCGTTCCAGAGTCTACAGTTCTACAAAGTCTATACAGCCATGCTAATCAATTTGAAAATGTTGGGGCTGTAGGTGGATCAATTATTACTGGAGTGCCTATAGATGCCTCAAAATCTACAGGACTAGTTAAAAATATAGACATTGAACCTAGCATTCAATGGGATTTTATTAAAGAAATCAAAGAAGTCGAGCATCTACATTGCTCATTTTTATATCGGGCTGGAGTGCATGACTATAATCTTGGGCTGTCCAGAGTGGCTCATAGAGAAGAAACTTTATTCACTTATGGCTTGTATCTTAAAGGATACAAAATTTTAACTGTTCCTTATGCCACTTCTTGGCACATGAAAAATCCACAAGGGGGGATTAGGAGTGAAAATCGTGAAGATATGTTCAGATATGATGAATGGATTTTCCAAAATCACATTCAGTTCAGCGATAAAAGAATCGTTGTTCTTAATGGTGGTCTTGGCGACCACCTTGTTTTTAGCAGGGTTTTACCTGATATACCAAATCCTGTTGTCTTTGGTTGTTATCCTGAAGTTATTCCTTGTAGACCCCTTGCGGAAGCTCAACAGCTTTTTGGGGATATAGAACCATACAATATTTATGCAAAAATGGATAAATGGAAATGGACAGATAGCCTAGAAAATGCCTATCGAAAGTTATACCTATGATCTTAATTCATCCTTTTGCTAAAAAATTGCATAATGGTAAAGAAAATCCTAAAAATTATGCATATTGGGAAGAACTTGTACAAAAAATTGCCAAAAATGAACACATCATTCAAATTGGTGTTGAAGGCGAAAAGCAATTAGTTCCCGATTTTCGTAAAAATCTTACAATTGGACAACTTAAAGAGTTAATCTATGACTGTCGTATTTGGATAGGTGTAGATAGTTTTTTTCAGCATTTAGCATGGACAGAAAATAAATCAGGAATAGTATTATGGTCAGTATCTGATCCTTTAATTTATGGACATCCAGAAAATATTAACTTGTTAAAGGATAGAAGCTATTTAGCTGATAATCAATTTCTCTGGTGGGACTTTACAGAACATAATCCAGATGCTTTTGTAAAACCTGATGAAGTGTTAAAATTCCTATAAATT